AACTAAACTTAAATCTATTGTGTAATCTTCGTTAAAAGTAATACCAATCACTCTATGTGGTTTTGCAGAATAACCTAAAGAAGAAAGGGTAATATTAACTATATCTCCTATGGCTAAATCATAAGCATCAAATCCTACTGTTAATTGTAATCCTTTTGAATCTCTTGATCTTCTACAAATTATTTCTGCTAATTCTGTGGCTTGGTATTTATTTGTAATAGTAGTAAAATCAAATCTTCCCTCTAAAAGAAAACCTCCATCAGCAGTTTTCATTGTTGCGTGTTGGTCGGCTGACGTATAACCACTATCATCTATCTCTGGCCATTGAACTTCATCCACTTGATAATTACGATCTGGATTAACATAACTTACAATGACTCTGTTAAATTTATTTGATTTACTTTCACTTGATAAATTATATCCACCAATAATATCATCTTCGGTTAAAGTGATTGAAGCTGAACCAGTTGTTTCTGCAATAATTTTATATTTACCACCTACATAAGGAAGAAATGCTCTACACCCTTTTGTTAATTCTCTTACATTATCTATAACTTTTCTTGATGTATCTATAACTGCGTGGCAATTTAACAAAGCAATATTAGAACCCCCACTTACATTAACAACATTAGCAGTACATACATCTGCCGCAGTTTGCCAATCTGCCCAGTTAGAATCAAACGCACTATCAGGTAATCCTTTTCCAAATCTTTCGTTTCTTAAATAATCTAATAAATTCCAAACAGGAATATCTGAATATTCCCAAGTTGAAGAATCTCCTTGTCTATGACTTCCACTTCCACCTGTAACTGATCCATCTAAATTTGCATTATAAACTTTTCTTCCTTTAACTAATGCTTTGATATTAGGTAATCCAGCAAACGCATCTTGATTCCATTTAAACTTAAAACTTAAATAAGCTATACCTCTTAATCTATGATTAGAAGTCCAAGAATCTAATTGACCTAATAAACTGCATTGTCCTTGTACTTCTGTTCCTGTGTGTGCTTTAACTTCTATTAAGCTGGTACTATCTTTATAAAAATTGCCATCACTTGAAGCTACTGTTCTTGAAGTATCGTTAGTTAATGCTCCTGACCAAGTAACTTCTTTATCATCAATATAAATCTTTTCTACACTATCAATTTCTCCCTCACATAACACTAAAGCTATGTATAAAAATTCATTATCTGTTCCGCTTGTTTCTACAAAGACTCTCGTACCACCAATTTTTCTAGTTCCATAAACAACAGGAATAGACATATCGTTGGATTGATGATTGAGTAAAATACCTTTTTCAAAATTATTAAAATCACTATCGCCAAAGTCAGGACTTTCAGGTCGTCTTGATGAGAAGTATAACCAACCAATAGCAAAGACTCCTAGAGCAACCCAAGGGTTAATTTTAGAGAAAAACTTAAATGTTTTTATTACTTTAAAAACTTTACTAACACTTTTAAATACTTTTGTTATTGATGAGAAACCAAAACCCATTATGCTCTACCCCACTTAATATCTAAAACATTTTCACTTGAAAATTCCATACCTTTATCGGCACTAAAGAATCGTTGTTGAGATGTGTTGTTTGTTTTTCTTCCTGATTTCTTTTCAAAATCTGCCCAATGAGAAACGACATTTAAACTTAATACTGAATCTGTTTCTGTTTCTTGGATAGAATACGTTTCGATTGTTCCTTTATATAATAAAAAAGGATCAGCAATAATAGCATTGTTAGAATCTAAAAATGCTCGATAAATGGTAACTGCATCATTAACAATATTTTCTGCTAGAGCTAATGAGATATAGGTTTGATCTGCTCCTGATAAAGCAATAGTTAAGCTGGATTTATTAATATCAGTTTCTTCTGAATAGGATGGTATATTAACTAAAAAACTGCTTGATGAATAAGTAACACTAGAACCTGAAACACTTGAAGTTAAATCGTGAACACAATCAGTAATATTTTGTGGTGTGCCAAAACCTATGGTAATCAAATGAACAGGTTTAATTTCATTTGTTGCTAGATGGGTTTTTACCCCTGATGTTAGACTCCTTGTCATATTGTTCGTAACTTGTTCGTTTTACCTTTATTGTATCTATTAATTTATATTTAGCATTTTTACTTGGTTCTTTAAATTTTCCTAAATCATTTGTATCAATGTTAATGTGTTCGCTATCTATTACTTCTTCAGCCAACATATCAACATTGATCCAATACTTAACCAAGTATTTCATTTAATACTTCTTATTTTTCTTTTTGCCTTTTTTCTTCTTCTTCTTATTCTTTTTTTTCTTCTTTTTCTTCTTTGGCATATAACCTCCTTCTATTATAAAATTATAAAGTTTCTTCAACATCAAATTCATATTTGTATAAATTAGCTCCATCTTTATCAACTCCCACAATTCCAAACTCTTGAACATCATTAGTTAGATGAACTGTAAAAGCAACATCGTCATAAGTAACTGCTGAATTATTTACTATGTCAGCAACTAAAGGCGGTTCAATCGTAACTGTTGCTGCATTACTAGAACTTGTTACGTCTGAAACCACCATATAAATTTTTGTATGACTTGCAAACTTAATAAAATCTCCAGCTTTGAATCTCCCAGCTCCATCTCCAGCAAATCCATCCATCGCAATCGTTGTATCTCCAGCCGATTGATTACCATTAACTAAAACACTTCCTGTTTCACTTCCTCTAGCATCTTCTATTTCTGGAGGAACAACAGTAAAGTTTTCTTTTCCACTTCTTTGCTTAACTATAAAAGCCATTAACTCTCCATACGCAGTTGCTCTAGTTGAGGTAATAACAGAAATAGTAAATGCCCATCGTTGTGCATCAATCGTTCTTGATAATTTTTTTCCACTTATAGATTTAGAAATAAGAGTTGGTTGAATAGACTTAATGCCTAATGTTTCAAATTTAGAAGTTGATATTGGAAATGCTCCACTCATTATACGATACCTCTTGCTCCTTTTTCGTTCATAGCATTATTAATAATAGATGTAATTGTTCCTCTGTTTTGTGCTAACATTTCAGAAAATCCAGTAGCATCTAAAGTTGTAATACTAAAATTAACATTAACAGGGCTGCCACCAGCTCCTCTTGCGTTTTGTGTAATTTGTCCTGTTTGGTTTGGTACAAATAGTTCTGGGCCACGTTCTCCTACAATAGTTGGTTTGCCTTTTGATACTGCTCCCCCAGATTGTTTTCCAAAAAAATTACCAAAGAAACTAGACACTCCTAAAGCTGCTCTTAATCCTAATTGTTTTTTTAATGCGTTATTTTGTTCTTCAATTTTTTGTCTTTTTCTTTCTTCCCAAGAAACTAAAGCTATTTGTAATGCTTTTTCAACTGCCAAAAGTGCAATTCTTTCAATAATTTTTTGAAGAATACTTACCATAATTCTTTGTGCTAATTCTTTCATAGATTTGTTTAATTCTTTTCCAAGAACTATAGTTTCTGCTAAAGCTTTTGAAAAGCTTGATATTCCACTTTTGATTAGTCCAACTACTTCTTTTGAAATGCTAAATCCTTTATTAATTTTTTTAATTCCCTCATTAACCTCTTCTAATATTGTTTTTGATTTAGTAAGTTGAATATTTAATTCTGTTGCGTGATGCTCTGCTTTTTTAAATTCTTTTACTATTGTAATTTCTTTGCCAAATAGTTTTAATAGATTATTATATTGCTCTCTTAAAAATCCTACTGCTCTTGCAACACCTCTAACAGCAGCAGCAAATGCTTTAACTGCAACTGTTAAAACTTTTCCTATTGCGTTTGCAATCGCTTCAAAATCTTCAGAGTTTTCTTCTATAAATATGTTTAAACTTTTAAATTCTTTTTTAAGTTCATCAAAAAATTCTGCTCCAGCTACATTCTTTTTAAAATTAAAAAGTTTATCTCCCAACATTGATAATGTACCAGTAAATGTAGTAGATAATTCTTTGGTTGCTGTACCAAATCTTCCACCTTTACCAAATACTTTTTCAAATGCTTTAACTGTTTCTTCGGCTGATATAGTTGCACCAGCTTTAAAACCAAGCATATCTCTAACACCTTTTTCTCTAAAGATGTCGGCTGCTGCTATACCACCAGCAAATGATCTTTGGATTTGTTCGGCTGCTACATTAAAATCTATTCCTGTAACTGCTGCTACGTTACCTGTGATTTCTAATATTTTTGAAAGTCTATCAGCATCTCCAGCGACAACTGCTAGATTACCTGATGCGGCTTGAATCTGCTCTAGTGAGAAAGGTACTTTGGCTGCAAATTTAGCCATTACATCAAAAGCTTTTGCACCCTCTTGTGTACTGCCAAATAATTGTTTTAATCGAACTTGTAAGTCCTCAATTTCTCTTCCTGTTTTTATAAATGATCTAACAACAAGACCAGCACCTAGACCTACAAAAGCACCCTTTAAAGAAAATACTGCATTTTTAAGACCAGCTAATCTTCCTCTTACTCCATTAAGAGCTGCTTTAGTCTTATCCTTTGCAAGTATGTTTATCTTTAAATTTTGTGCCATTACCTATATGTTCCATGTTTGGCTATTCTCGCTTGTCTTTCTTGTTCTTCATTTTCAAGCATCAAATAACCTAACCAATGATTATATTCCCATACTTCCATTTTTAAAAGCTGGGATAATGTTATTTTTAACCTATCTGCAACAATAAGTAAATTTTTTAATTCAGGGTTGGATTTTAGTTTTTTTTTACCTCGTCTGGCGAGATAGCTTGTACCATCTTGTTAGCGATGGTGGCTAACACATCAGGATCGGTCTTGTGCATTAATGAAAATTTATCTTCAAAAGAGAACATCTTTTTTCCATCTTTATCTAAAGATTTCATAATTAAAATGTCAGCAAGTAAGCTAACATCATTAAGATTACCAGTTGTTTTTAGTAATTTATTCTTTTCAGCTAAAGTAATAGGATTCCAATAAATGACAGTAGATTTGCCATCATCATCTTTCCATTCAGGTACAGAAATAGATTGAGTACCTAAACTCTCAAAATGTGATTTAGCCCTGTCAATAACTGACATAAATAATCAATTATACTGTTGCTTGTGTTAAAGCCCCTGTGCCTTGAAAAGTTACAGTTCTTGATGTAACTCCATCAAGTGTAACTCCTATTGACATTCCTGTAACGATTCCGCTTCCAGAAAAATATGTATCGCCTGAAGTCGTACCCTCTGGATATAATCCAAAAGTTAAACTGCTTCCGCAATCCATTTCTTCTTGTGAAGTATCGCCCTCATCCCAGTTGAGGTCAATAGTACCACTAAAGGAAGTTCTACCAGCAATAAATGTTTTAGTGCCACTTCCAAGAGCAGTATCTTCAACAACATCGCCAGAAGTTTCAAGAGTAAAGCCAGTTACATTAGAAGTAGTATTACTTCCTGTTTTGACTTGTCCCTCTTTACCATGATGTGCCATTATTTATTCTCCTTTTTTGTTTCTGGTTTTTTAGGTTGGATATTCACTTTACCTTGTGAACCTTTAATCACAACTTTATCATTACCATTAATTGCTTTATAGCCAAGCTTTTCAAATTTAGCAACATTATTTTCATTAACTGTTACTTCATCTGAACCTTTTTTCATTTTAACGTCTTTAGCCATAATTCCTTTTAATCCTTTTCTTCTTCTTCGTCAATATCCTCATCAAGTTCTTCTTCCTCAAAATCCTCTTCTTCATCAATATCTGTTTGTTCTTCTCTAACCTCTTCTACCAAATCTTTAACCTCTTCACAAAGTAAAGATTCTTTATCGTGTAATTTTTC